TATACCAACAAAGATTGCAGAATTAATTGGAAAGATTATACCAATTGATCTCACTATATCTGTTTTTGGTATAGAGATTAATCTCTTAAAAATCTTTACTAAAGAAGAACAGAAAAAAATTAAAGATCAGATAGCAGATGAAGTAGACAAGTTCTTTGCCAAAATACCAGACGAGTTTAAAGGATTTGATGGAGAGTTTGGTGTTTCATGTAAAGAATGGAAAGCAAAAGTTACATGGCAATACATCAAGACAGAGATACAAAACATTCTAACGGGAAATCTACAAGCAGTATTTGGTAAACTGATAGGTAAGTTTAAGAAAATTTGGAAAGCACTTGGTTTGCCTGATCTTATTGATCTATTCACTATGGATATTGGTGCATTAGTAGAAGCAAAAATTAAAGCATTACGAGAAAAACGTAAAGAGTTAGCAGAAGACTTTCATAAAAGCAAAGGTGAGATCAGAGAGAAACTAGGAGAAGAGTTAAAAGAATTAAATCAAAGTATTATTGGTGCGATAAAAGATATTGAGATATTTGGTTTTAAAGTGTCTGATATCATTGGTGGTGATATTGATAAGAATGTATTATCACTAGAAGAAGAGATATTTGAGTTTAAACTTGCTCTTAAGGACTTTAAAGAAAACTGGCAGAAGAAATTACTCTTTGAATGGGTAGATATTGTTAAGAAATTTTTTGATGCAATAGGTCTTGGTAAGATTTTCAGTTTTCTTACATTAACATTCTGCGATATACTAGGAATTATTGGATTTCCATTTGCAATCGGTATTAGTACTGCTACAGGATCAGTAAAGTCTTCAGTAAAAAGAGCAGTTCAAACTTCAACATTAAGTGTAACAAGAGAAGATGGTACGACAGTATCGTTTACTAGTGGTCAAAAAGATTTGAATGCTACAACAGACGACTATGCAATTTTTGAAGGCACTGGAAGTGAAGATACATTTGAAATACCACTAGGAAATACTGATACTGCAAACTTAAATGTCTTTGTTGGTGGAGAACCACAGACAAGTGGAGTTGACTACAATATAGTTAGTGGGAATGTTGTCTTCACAACTGCACCTATTTCTGGTGATAGTATAAACTTAATTGATATTGGAGTATAAATAGTTATATGGCAGATTATCTTAAACCCAACGCAAAAGTAAACGCATTTGATAAGTCAGCATACACTGATTTTGACCTCTCTTTCAAGGCACACCCAATAACAGGTGATATATCAGTCAAGAGAGATTCAGATGCAATTAAGAGATCAGTCAAAAATATTATATTGACAAATAAATACGAGAGACCATTCAAACCAAATTTCGGTACAGGTATAAGAGACTTACTATTTGAATTGAACACATCAAGACAAATAAGAAAGATGCAGAAACGCATGGTAGAAATGATAGAGACTTTTGAACCTAGAGTTAGTGGTGTTTTAGTAGAAGTTAGAAGACAAGATAATAATGAGATATACGTAAACGTTTATTACAATATTGTAAATGGTCTTCAGAATCAATCAACAGATTTCACAGTTACTAGGGTAAGATAATGGCAACAAAAAGTTCAAACATCATCGCAACAGATTTAGATTTCGAGGCAATCTCAGAGAATATAAAAACATATTTGAAAGGACAAGACAAATTCAAAGACTATGATTTTGAAGGTTCTAATATGTCAGTTCTCATAGACACATTAGCATATGCATCACATGTAAGTGGTGTTAACACAAACATTGCCGCTTCAGAGTTATTTTTAGACTCAGCACAGTTAAGAAAGAATGTTGTATCAAGAGCAAAAGATTTAGGGTTTACACCAGCATCTGAAAAGGCATCTTCAGCAACAGTAAATGTACAAATACAAAACGTCCGAAATGCTGATGGAACAAACCCGACTGCCGATGCAATGGCAATACAAAGAGGACATAAGTTTACAACATTATTTGATGGAATAAATTATGAATACGTAGTATCTAAAACAAACACGCCTGTTAGATCAGATAATGACTTCATGTATACAGGTGTTGAACTTGTACAAGGTACATATGTAACAGATACTTATGTTTACGATTCACAAATTAAAAATTCAAAGTTTGTACTATCAAATGAAAGAGTAGATAAAAACTTACTAACAGTTACAGTAAACTCAAATGGTGTTTCACAGACATATTCTTTATCTACAGACGTATCAGAAATAACAGCAACTACTAACGTTTACTACACTCAAGAAAATGAAGAAGGATTCTTAGAGATATATTTTGGTGATGGTGTTCTTGGTAATGCTTTATCAGATGGTGATGTTATTATTGTAACATACATTACTGTAGATATCAACCATGCCGATGGTGCAAAGATATTTACAAACTCTACATCAATTAATGGTTTCAGTAATGCAGTAGTTACAACTACAGAAGCATCACAGGGTGGTGCAGAGAAAGAATCTATAGAATCAATTAAATTTAAAGCAACAAAATTCTATACATCTCAAAATAGACTTGTAACATTAAATGACTATAAAGCAAAAGTTACAGAATACTATGCTAACGCAGATGCAGTATCAGTTTGGGGCGGTGAAGATAATGATCCACCTGAATATGGTAAAATATTTTTAGCAATCAAACCTAAGAATGCAGACTTCTTATCTGAAATAGAAAAAACTGATATTGCTAGAAAGTTGAATGATCTTAATATGGTAACAGTCAAACCAGTTATCGTTTCTCCAGAATTAGTTAAGATTCTTTTAACAACTAGTTTTAAATACTCGACTGCTACTGATCTTTCAAAAGGTGAATTAGAAGCATTAGTAAGAAACTCAATCGTAAATTTTGATAATAACAATCTCAATAACTTTGATGCTATCTTCAGACATTCTAATTTAGTAAAAGCAATTGATGAATCAGAACAAGCAGTGTTATCTAACACAACAAACATAAGACTTAGAAAGTCTATAAAACCTAAAGTCAATTTTTCAGAAGGAATATCTGTTAACTTTGGCAACAAATTTTTTAATCCTCACTCTGGACATAACGCAGATGGTGGGGGTATAACAACAACAACAGGATTCTATGTCCAAGGTGACTCAGTAAATATCCAATACTTCGATGACGATGGTAAGGGTAAAATCAGACGATATGTTATCGACTCTGGTGTAAGAGTTACTAAAGATGCAGATGCTGGTACCATTGATTATAACAATGGTAAAATAACAATTAATGCAATCACGTTTACATCTTTTGTAAACACAGATGCATCTATTGACTTCACAGTAATTCCTTCAAGTAATGATGTCGTAGCAATCAGAGGTTCTCTAATTGATATTGATATCGATAATCTTAAGGTGACTGGTGAAGAAGACACCATTATCAGTGGTGAGACTAGTGCAGGTGTAGGATTTACAACTACATCGTCATCTAGTTATTAATATGTATGAAGTGATCGTGTGGTTTTCCCACGAGTAGTTTCCCATTTACTTGGATTATAGGAGGATAATTAAATGGCAGATAAAAAAATAACCGCTTTAAATTTGATTGATGCCGCGGACATCAATGCAGGAGATTTACTACACATAGTAGATTCACCTAGTGGAACACCTGTTAATAAGAAAATGACGTTAGAAAGGTTTTTAAACAACTTGCCGTCATTTATTGCTTTTGATGATTTAGAATCATTAAATGAAACAACAGCGGTAAGTGCTGGTATCAGTAATGCTGAAGCAATAACATTCTTAGACTTTACAGGTTATAGTGGTGGTGCTGATTTAGATATTGACTTAGGTGCTCCAACGCACGAAGGTCAGTTGAAGATCATTATCAGAAAGAAAGATGACGTTGCCAAAAACGCAGACATTGATGTACCATCATCAAACTGGGTTACAGGAGTTGCAACTGATTCTTTAATTATGGCATCACAATCAGCAGTTGTATTAGTCGCAATCGGTAATGTATGGTACCCAGTATCAACAGTCGGTTCAGTAACAATTAGTTAATATAACTTATGGCGCATCAAGATCACATAGTCGATAGACTTTCGACTCGATTACCAAGTCTTCTTCCCGAGTTTATTCGGGAAGATGCACCTATTTTTGAGTCTTTTCTTAGTGCGTATTTTGAGTATCTAGAGAGTGAGATAATCACTCTCGAAGATACATTAGAACTATCTGGAATTGAATTAGAATCAGGCACTATTGTCGGTTCTGGTAACTTGACATATGAAGATGACAGTCAGATATTAATTCCAAGAACATCTATATTAGACAATGCAGAACCTGATACATTTGTAGTTGGCGAGTATGTCGTAGGAAGTATCAGTGGTTCTGTAGCAAAGATAACAGTAAGAAGTGGCGACACTCTTTATGTTGACACAATATCTGGTACAGGTTTTGCAATCGGTGAGACAATCACAGGAAGAGATGGTGGTCAAACATCTAAGATCAAAACATATAAAGAAAATACAATAGTAGCAAACAACAGATTACTAGACTATGCAGATATAGACCAAACGTTAGAAACATTTCTATCATACTTTCAAAAAGATTTCATACCATCTCTCGATTTAGGTGCAACTCAGAATAAGAGACTAACACTTAAAAATATAGGAACACTTTACAAGCAGAAGGGTACTGCTGAATCTATAAAATTCTTGATGAGAATTTTATTTGGATTAAACTCAGAAGTAAAATACCCAATAGACGAAACAATTTTTGCAGGACAAAATAACTTCGATGAAGACAGAAGAATCTTTGTTCAAATGGACTCTGGAGAAGATGCAGGGGTCCCCAAACCAACAGATAAAGTAATACAATACTCTAGTAGTGATGTCAATATCATAAGTGCTCAAGCAATCGTAGAACAAGTTAGTATAATAGACCCAAATCAAAGACAATACTCAGTAAGAATTAGTAGATCACATGAAGGTACATTTGATTTTAATAGAAAAGCAACATTTACAGATAGAGATGGCGTAACTAAATTTGACGGGACACTTAAAGGTGTTATTGCAGGAATATTAGATAATCAGTCATCAACAACATTTGGATTAGAAAACGAAGACGGTGATTTATGTTTAGAAGACGGAACAGATCAATCTACTCCCACAACAACAGTCGGTGGTGCATTATTATTTGAAGGTTCAGGAAACATTGGGTCATTATATGACGTACAGGACGTAATTAGATTTAGTGGTGCTAAATTAGATACAGATGCCAGTGAATCATTTGGTATTGTACAAGATGTAACAACTGGTGGTGTAGAAACAATATTCATTGAAAATTCTGGTTCTGGTTACACTGCAGGAGACGTTGTTATATTTGATAACGAGGGCACAGGTGGTAACGGAGCAGAAGGTATTATAGGTGCAGTTGGAGATGAAATAACATTAGAAAACGCATCTGCATTTGATCAATATGAACTATTAGCAACTGCTGGTCAAACAACGTTTGGTGGTGTAGATTCAAATGGTAATACTATTCGTGATCTCAGTTCAAAACCAATCGCATTAGATGGCAGAGATATTAGAGTCTTTGTAAATGGTATAGAAAAATCACAGGACGACTTTACAGCAAAATTAGATAGAGTTGTTTTCTCAGTATCACCTACTCCATCTGGTGGTGAAAGAGTAGAACTCATATCAGAATTCAGCAGATTAGTCAAAGAAGATGGAGAAAGAATTCTTCTAGAATCAGAAAATACAAATATAAAAGAAGTAGTAATAACATCTCCTGGTACTGGTTATAAAAAATTACCAAAAGTATCTCCAGGTGGTTACATATACTTTGATGATGTATCAGGATTTATTGTAGGAAATGTTGTTACTGGTGCAGGTGGGGCAACTGGTACTATTCATGCAGTTGATACACAGAGAAGTAGATTAGTTATTAAAAGAGCATCTACAGATACAGGTACATTTGTAACTGGTGAACTTATAGCATCATCTGGAGCAACATCAAGAGTCAATACTCTTGCTAAAGTAACTGGTGGTACAGGTGGTATTATATTTGCTCACTCACCAAAAGTTGGTGGTATTGCTAAGATTAGATTTACATCTCAAGGTTATAACTTTGATGAAGATGCAGTACTAGATGACAAGTCTATGTTTAATATGTTGGTTACTCAACCATCATCAACAGCAAATCTAACAAAAGGAGTTACATTTACTGGAGTAGAATCTGGTGCAACTGGTGTAGTTTTAACATTTGACGATGGTAGAAACTTACTTAAGTTTGAAAATAGAACAGGCACATTCTTAGATGGAGAAAAAGTATCTTACGGATCTGATAACTTTAAAGTTATAAAATATGATCCTTATGATGCAAGAGGACAACTTGCTGGTGAAGGTTTAATTAATGACAACTTCTTTGGAGAGCAGGGTTATCTATCGAATGCATTCTCTAACATTCAAGACAGTAGATATTTCCAAACTCATTCATATGTTATTAAAGTTGGTGAGTCTATTGAAAAATATAAATCAGTTGTCAAAGATTTAGTTCACCCATCAGGACATATATTCTTTGGGGAAGTTGCAGTAGAACAAGTAATAGTTCAGAAAGAAACATCTGACCAAAACCCTGGTAGATTTGATGTATCATTAGAAACAAATCCTCAATCAAACAATTTCGGCAAACCATTTAATACATTGGGTATACAAAATACTACTTTTGTACCTACAATTAATATTGAGTTAGAAGTACACGAACACATATTACTAGAAGATTATGAAGAAGATGAAAATGGAATCGCCAACATCTTTATAGGTAAAGACAGATCAAATAGATTGCTAGACGAATCTTCAACAAATATACAACCAGTTTACATAGAAGATGAGAATGCATTTGAACCATCATTTCATGTTGATAGACAAACTATGGTATTGTTTCATACTACTCAATCAGAACTTACTGCTCAAGCAATGGCACATGTGCTTAAACAATATGTTGAATCTGGATTTATTGCTAGAGCAAACAGACCAGCAAGTAATACAATACAAACTGCTGAAGCAGGAAGAGAAAGAATCGAGATTATTAAACGATTCATCGCAAATGCTACACAAACAAAAGTTACAAACAACACAACAGTTACAGGTGTTGTTGCACCACAATCATCATCAGTTACAGTAATCAATCAGAGATCACCACGTATAGATAGTGCAATAACTGTACTAAACTTATCTAATACTCCTACACAGGGAGATGGTTATCTAAGATTAGATCAAGTAGAAGATGGCAAAAATGTTATTGGTATTAGACCACAAGATCAAGGTAAAGTATTTCAGTTCTATCAACCATCAGAAGAGTTTATGGTATTTGAAGACGGAACGAATATACAATTAGAAGAACCTTTAAACAGATTAGTATTTGAACCTACAGGCAGGGACCTTGGGGGAGACAATATACAATTTGAAGATGCAACTGAAGACGTAGACGGAAACAATTTAAAAGGTGGTACATTTTTACTACAAGACACAACTGTACCAGAACAAATAGAAAGATTTGTAACAGAAAGATCAAACAATTTATCTAATCCTTACATGTATTATGAAGATTTAGATAGAATGGTTTTAGAAACAGGCGAACCCATAGTTAAAGAGCAGTCTGGGACTGGTAATACAATATACAGTTTTGCTCCATTGGGACCCAGATTTAAGTCAATAAATAAGATAGCATTCCAAGATACTTATAGAATAAGTTATTATATGCTTGATGAATCACGAGGCACTGGTAATATTGCAGATCCCGATTTTGATAATTCAGAAGAAGACAGAATTATTTTAGAATCTGGTACCGAAGGTGGTAGTGGTCATGTATTGTTAGAAAATACTAAGAGAGACGGACTTCGAGTCAGTCAGTTAAATGAACTCTTAGGAACACAATATGTCGGCGAATATGATCTAAAGGACAATAGAAGAATCAATATTACCTATAGTTCTTACGTTAATTCATCAAATATTACAAATACAACATTGGGATCGTTATAAATAATAGAATAACATAACTGAGGAGTTATTAGGAGT